GACGTATGTTAGGATTGGTTTTACCTCGAAGGTCGCAGGTTCGATCCCTGCCGGAAGCACTAATTTCTACTAAATAAACTATGTCGATGTACCAAAGTGGCTGAATGGGGCGGATTGCAAATCCGCAGGAGAAATCCCTCGTGAGTTCGAATCTCACCGTCGACTCCAAGAATTTACCTCGGTGATGTTAATGGCAGCATGATGGTCTCCAAAACCATTCGTGAGGGTTCGAGTCCTTCCCGGGGTGCCAGGTTAGATAACTTATACACATGCCATGAAGACGGATGACTACCAATGCGTTGAGCAAAGGTGTTGTTTGGTGTCCTGGCAGATGCGAAAGGTGGCTGTGCCAGCAGCTAACTGATTATCCCATGACATGTCTATAAGTTTTCAAATTATGCGGGATTGGTATAGGGGTTGTGCCGGAGCCTTCCAAGCTTCAGAGGCGAGTTCAAATCTCGCATCCCGCTCCACAACAAAAGGAACATCATGTTCACAACAATCATTTTCATTGTAGGTGTTTACGTTGGATGGAATATTCCACAGCCGCAATACGCAAAAACACTTTCAACAAAGTTTGTCGACTGGATCGGTAAAACTTTCAAATAATTTCGGAAATTCGCCTAGTCTGGTTATGGCGCCTCGTTTGGGACGAGGAATAACGTGAGTTCGAATCCCACATTTCCGACCAATTTTCTCCGCGTGGTGTAGTGGTAACTCCCCTGGCCTGGAACCAGGAGTCTACGGTTCGATTCCGTGCGCGGTGACCAGAATTAAAAAGAACTCACCCTGACACATGGTGTATAATGAGATAAATAGTGTGTCAACTTAACAATTGTAAATTTATGTTGGTGTTAGTGTAGTGGTCGCACAACTGTCTGTGAAACAGTTAGGCAGGGTTCAATTCCCGGCATCAACCCAGAAAAAGTAACGAGGCGGGTTCGATCACCCCATTTAAAAATGTCATACTTTGTCCAGGTCATACACCTAGAAGGCGCCATATATGCTGATGGTTCTTTTGCTCCATCGAATGTTCGATGGATCTTCAACCACACCAAGAATGGCGTCATCATAGAGCCAGATTGTGGGCGGTATGCGTATAGTCAAAAAATGCTCACTGATATAAGTAATGCTCCTAGAAATTCATCTGGGGAGCATGAAAAATATCAGTGGATAAAAGAATAGAATTTTGCCGGATTCGCATAGTGAGATTGCAACGGTTTTGTAAGCCGTCAGGGAAACCTAAGAGGTGTTTGATTCACCTATCCGGCGCCAAGATTTCCTCTCGTAGTTTAATGGAAAACATCAGCCGCCACGATGGCTGAAGATACTGCTTCGAGACAGATAAGAGGACCAGATTTTAATACTTGACCGGGTGATGCCGGTGACAAAGTAACTCGCTCAGGTTAATGGTTCAAATTCTACCGATAAATAGCCAACGACATGGTGAAAGCCCAGAAGGTTGGTGGCGAGTGAAAGTATTTTTTCCAGATGAAGCTTTGCTGGCGAAGCAACCGGTTCTTACCCGGAAGAATTCAGTTCGATTCTGAACACCTGGACCAATAGATTATGCCTTGGTAGCTGAGAGGTTCAAGCGTCGCTTTTACAAGGCGAGGTATGTCAGTTCGAGTCTGACCCGAGGTACCAAATAATAGACCGCAATGTTGCAGATTAGTAGAAGGGTTCTACGTAGGGCTCATAACCCTAAGAACCTGGTTCAACTCCAGGATCTGCAACATTGCGGTTTTAGGTGTACTGTGTTTGAATACAAAAATTCATTCAGTATCTATGTGAGATACCGATACTTCTGATAGACTTCAAAGGAACACTCCGCGTGTACTCCCAGGGATGGGAAGCCGCAGCTAACTCTGCTGTTAAAATATCGAGTCGTATTGTTGGGCTGGAAACGGCTACTCCTCTGATACGTCAAATCAGACCTGTAACGTGGTAAGCAGGGAGAATATTTTTGGGACTCTTGCGGTGAATAAATGAGATAACCGCATTAAGGACAACAAGCTGCTGTCGCGACGTAAACCCTCTCAGGGTAGCAGCTAGTCTGGTCCCAAATTATGGTTATGTATCTTAAGAGGGAGAGAACGATGCTCATAACGTCGGCTGTGTTGCTTCGAGTGCAACCATAACCACCAGATTTCGCTTCGATAGCTCAATGGTAGAGCGCTGCATTGACATTGCAGATACGAAGGCTCGTTTCCTTCTCGAAGTACCAGTTATGCGGGATTGATGTAATGGTAGCTTGTGACCTTGCCAAGGTTAGCGCAGGAGTTCGATTCTCCTATCCCGCTCATTCAAAATCTAATTTTACTAAATAACTTCATGCGAAATGGGGTTATCATGTATTATTACTTGTATCAAATCAAAAACAAGATCGACGGTAAAATTTATATCGGAGTTCATCAGACTAATGATTTAGATGATGGTTACATAGGTTCTGGGAAGTATCTCAGGAGAGCTATA